AAAGAGTTTGAGAGGTTGAAATTGCAGGAGGTGATATGAGTGAGGCAGTCAACCACCCGAAGCACTACGGAGGCGAGGATAACCCAATGGAGGTGATAAAAATAATCAACCACTACAACTTGAATTTTGAGTTGGCGAATGTTATAAAATATGTGTTGAGGTCGGACAAAAAAGGCAACCGAAAGCAGGATTTACAAAAGGCATTGTGGTATTTACAACACGAAATAAACAAGCCATGAAAATACTTGACTCATTCAAAAACATCAAGGGCAACTATTCTGCTCGGAAACTATCGGCATTCGTAGCCGTTGCAACATCAATATACATTACCGCTCGTTTAATTCCCGCAGCCGCTCAAATCGAAGCGTTGTATGCGTGGCTTATTTTCGCTGCGGTGTGTATGGGGATAGTTACGGTTGAGCAGATTGTGAACTTACGCAATAACACACCCGAACCGAGAATAGACCGAAGAGAGGAGGGCGCAGGATGTTAGTGTGCAACCCCCGAATAATGACCTTTAAGTTTACCGTACCCGACTTGCAACCAAGCGAGGGCATTCAGAAGATAGCGGGGTTCAGCCGTGGGCATCATCACATCAACTCGGTTAGAATAGGCATCAATCGAAGCGAGGATACAAGTACGTGCCGATTATTCCTGTACACATACTTAAACGGCAAGCAGATAAGCAAGTACATTTGTGAGGTGCAAGTGGGCGAACTTTGCCACGTTACCCTTAAAATGAGCCGTTATGAGTATTATTGCATAGTGAACGAAGTAGCGCAAGGGTTTACATTTCCGAGCCGTAGAACGTTGCCTATTGGCTATACATTAGGGTCGTATGCAGAGGAAGACCATACCGGGGCGAGAGTGCCGTTTAAAGTTGAGGTTAAAAATATTATTGTAGTATGAGAATATATTTGCAATTAGCCGCATTGTTGTTAGTGCTTATCGCAATGACCTACCGAACGTGCCACAGAACGAATGTAGAGCCGTTTAATATCGGTCACAACATCGATAGCTTGCTCACTCAAACCGAAGTGTTACGTGAACGTGCAAGGATAGCGGAAAATAAAAGCCGTGAGCGTGACACTATTTATGTTACCAGAGTGAAGTACATTCGCACCATTGCGCCTGCGGAATGCGATACTTTCATTCAGTTAGTTGTTGCCGAGTGTGATACGATTATCCAAATCAAAGAAGTTGAGATTGCGGTCAAAGATAGCGTTATTGTAGCTGATAGCACGCTGATTGTAGCGCAACGCAAAGAGATAAAAAAACAGCGCAGACACAAGAGCTTGGCGGTGTTGGGAGTTATTATTTTGGGAGTGTTGGCGGTTGTGAAATAATTATTATATTTGCACATCGTTATCATAGGCGGTGTTTGTTCATAGTAAAGCGCAGTTTCGTAAGGGACTGCGTTTTTTTATTTGGTTGATTTTCAAGCAATTGTGTATTTATATTTGTTAAAATATGTTAAAATATTTGGAGGTAAAGATATTATGTTGATATTTGTGCCATAGAAACAAACAAACACTAACTAACTATGACAACAACAACATTAAGAAACGGAACAAAAGTATTAGCAAAAGTAACAAAATTCGGTGTTAATGCTTACACTTATTCAAATGACAAACAAGCATCAAAAAAACAAATAGAACTATCTATTTTAGGTATTGATTGCAATGTTTACATACCTTTTGGTTCTTCTGTAAGATTTATCAAATTAAACTAACTAACCATCGGGGGCAGCAATGCCCCCATAAAACAACCCCTATGGCATCAATAATACTTGTAATCTTCACAACAGCCACGCTCACTTGGGCGGCAACATCACAACGTAATAATTCTAAACGCTAAACCTATGACAACACAAGAAAAATTCGACCTTATCCCGGCACACTACCTGCCGAAGTTTATCAATGATGATAAAAAATTTATTATATTCCAAATGCCGCATTATGTTGGTATTAACCTTGAAAAAGCAACGGTAACAATATCGAGCAATACAGTTATAATTCGCATTGATAACACATCGTTGCAATTAAGCACAACAATGAACGATGTAACTATTAACATCCTATGACACGACCACACAGCGACAGAAACCAAGGGCGCAAGTTAGAACCCAAAGCCGTGCGCATACGCATACCGCTAATGTACCGTGACCATATCCGAGCCGAAATCAAACGGCTCAAAGCAACCCCCGAATACAAGGCGGTTGTGAAGCGGATAAATGATGAGGAGGGGGATTGAGTAACTACCCGCTACCCGCTAAATTATATCGCATACACAACAAACTAAACCCAAAATAACCTATGAAACTACTCAAAGAAATCAGCGCGCAGTTCAGCGCAAAAGAATGGATGCAGGCTATCTTCTTCCATATTCCAACGGCATCGGCTATTAAACCGAAAGCAGGTGCGAAATTAACACAGCCACGTAGATGCCACAACTTTAATGAGTTGCATCAGCACTTGATTAATTGGAGAAAGGAGGTTGCAAATGGCTAAAACGAAAACACGCAAAGCTATCCGAGTGGTGTGTGATGCATACCGGGATAGCATTCGACCTGCACACATAACAGACCGTGATTGGTCAATGTGGTTGGAGTACAACAAGGGGTTGCATTACGCTGAAATTGCAATGATACACCGCTTATCTCCTGTGCAAGTAAGGGAAGTGATTGATGCTATAATTATGAAGCTAAAAAACAACGTGGTCGGCCTGTACAATGATGATTTCACAACGGCATACGAAGCGTTTAGGTTTCGGGAGCGCATAAGGAACAATGTGAGGCTAGCCGAAGCAAGTGGCATGGCGGTGGTTAATATTATGAGTGAAATTTAACAACTTTTAACATTTTTGTATTGATATTTACCCCATATTTGCATCACTAAAACAAACGAAAAACTAACCCCTAAAAACACAACCCTATGACACGCACATTAAACACAGTCCTAAACGTTCAAATCAAAGTTACTCCTAACAAGTCACAACGTACATTTACTATCCGCAGACAAGGTATTAAATTTCGCACTTTACAGATGAGCCGTGAAGTGTTCGATAGTGCTGACTATTGGACTGGGAATGACTGGGATAACTTTCTTAAAACAAACGAATACTACATTGTTAAATAACCCCTAACCCCCAAACCTATGAGCAAACAAATCACAAAATCAGTTGACATACTCACAACGTATGCAACCGAAGACAAGTCAATGAGAATCGAAGTCGATGGCTTAAGTACCTACTTTTGGGTCGATGGCCAAATCGAAGCATCGTGGCCGACTGCATCAAATGAATTTATTATGAACGTACTAACACAACACAACAATGAGCAAAATAACGCTTAACGACTACAACAAGGCACTTCTTATCTGCCAACAATACCGGGCGCAGATAGATAGCGAAATCGGGCGCACACCATTGCGCTCGTTTATCGAGTACAACAAGCACAGGATGAGCAAGCGGTTAATTAACGTGTTGGACAAGGCAACTGCGAAATTCGACACCGTGGAGGACTTGACCGAGGGCAAACTGCTCACCGTGCGCGGGTGTGGGCAACTGACCATAAGTGAGTTTAACGCTTTAATCAATGAGGTGCTATGAATATAATAACAATAAAATTCAACAATGACCGCGAAATAATCGACCTGTCCGATGATGCCGAAGCGTTGCCGTGGTCGCTTTTAGATGCGATTTGCGAGCATTTCAATTACAAGGACATCAATATTACCTACGATGCAGTTGAACGGCATTATATCAACCCAAACTATGAAGAGTGGACTGAACACGAATACAAGCACACATCACCCGACTTCGATGCACTACCCGAAGCATTACTAACAGAAATACTAATCAATCTAAACAACTAAAAAAAAATGAACACAATTACAGGAACCATTAGAGAAATCTACAACACGCAACAAGTTAGCGATAACTTCGCAAAGCGTGAAATGGTCATCACCGTTGCCGACAAATACCCGCAACACATCACAATTCAATTCACACAAGATAAATGCACCATGCTTGACAAGTATATGGTGGGCGATAACGTAACCGTGTGTTACAAACTACGAGGTAAGCAATACCAAGGCAAGGATGGTTCAGTTAAGTATTTCAACTCGATTGAGGGATGGAAAATTGACAGGACAGAGAATGTGCCGTTGGATGCCAAAGGATTGAGCAATGATAATTTATTTTAATACTTGGAAGCTATGGAACTACAATTAATTACCTCAATAGTTGAAAGCAATAATGCAGGCGCATTTGAAGATGATGCATTTATTGATTTAGAATTTACAAAAAATCCAACTGAAATAAATTTAATTATAAAAAAACGTTCGGATGCAAAATCATACCTTGCTATCGATTTGAACAAGGAAAAAGCATTGCATTTGCTTAACTTTCTAAAAGCATCATTGCCTTATATGACAGATTTTTAATAACCCCCTAAAACAAACAAAAACCTATGGAAACCAAGACACACTTCAAAAAATTACGCAACCCGAACTACATCGGCGGTTGGGATTTAATCGATGCCGACAAGACCGTAACCATCACAAAGGTCACAAAAGAAATGGTACACGATGGCAAGGGCGGTGAGTCCGAGTGCTGCACCATTCACTTTGCCGAGTGCAAGCCGATGGTGGCCAACGCTACTAACTTGAAGCGCATTGCAAAACTGCACAATTCACCATTCATTGAGGAATGGATTGGCAAGCAGATAGTGCTTACAACCGAGAAAGTCCGTGCGTTTGGCGAGGTACACGATGCCGTTAGGGTGTCAACCAAGCCAGCGACCAAGCCGACAATGACCTCGGAAACGTTAGCCAAAGCCAAGGCGGCTATCGCAGCGGGTTCGGTTACGCTTGATGCCATCAAGAAGAAGTACACCTTAACTGCGGAGATGGAGGCCGAGTTGACAAATGGATAAGCTATTCCGCATTCACTGCTCACAAATCGGTAAGATTATGAGCAACTCGCGCACCAAGGGCGAACTATCCCAAACCTGTCAAACATTCCTGCGCGAGTGGTACGCAAACGATCGAGAAGAAATCCGAAGCAAGTACATCGACAAGGGTAACATGGTCGAACTTGACTTGATTGACTTTATGGCCGAGCAGTTGAACCTCGGTATGGCCGAGAAGAATACCATCACGATGCACAATGAGTATGTTGTTGGAACGGCCGATGTTGTGACACGCGATACGATTATCGATGTCAAAGCCGCGTGGAGTATCAAAACCTTGCACGATGCCGTTACGAGTGGCATCAATTCCGACTACGAATGGCAAGGGCGCGGTTATATGATGCTATGGGATAAGCCGAAATTCGTGGTGTTTCACGGCCTGCTCAATACACCAGAAGAAGCTAACTACGGAGTAGAGGTAAACTACGATGACATCCCTGCCGAACATCGTTGGGTAGCGTATAAGGTGCAGCGTGATGTGACCATTGAGCAACAGATAATACAAAGGGTGATTGAGTGCCGAGAGTGGTTAACAAAGTATGATAAGTTGGTGCAAAGCAGTATCGGTAAGATACATTGATTGAGTATATTTGCAATTCTAAATTACCCGCCAAAATTGAAACGTATTAACAAAATAACCCCTATCATTGTATTGCCCCTTGGCGGGTGGCGTACTTTGGTAGGGGTTTATTTTTTATGAAATCCTACATCATTTACTCACCAAACGGTAAGAAACATCAACTAACTGCCGAAAGTTTCTACCATGCGGTTCAAATCGCAAAAAAAGCAGATAATTATCTATTTGCAGAGCAACAATATTTTAAACTTAACAAGCTATGAGGGACTCAACAATATTTTACAGGTCATTTTACGAAGCCGTGCGTGAATTATCACTTGAACAACAGGGTGCAATCTACAACGCTATATTTGAGTATAGCTTGAATGATAGCGAACCAACACTCACAGGCATCTGCAAGACCGTGTTTACGCTCATTAAACCTCAACTTGATGCCAATAACAAGCGGTATCAAAACGGCAAACGTGGAGGCAAACGTGAACCAAACCCGAACCAAAACGTAACCAAACCCGAACCAAAACGTAACCAAACCCGAACCAAACCCGAACCTAATGTAAATGATAATGTAAATGAAAATGAAAATAAGAATGAGAATAATATAAACGCACCCGCCCGCGAGGATTTTCTTTTATTCTGCAAAGGGTTGGATATTGACTTCGATAAGCTACAAGATACCATCGGGGCAAAATACGACACTTGGATAAGGGCAGGGTGGCGAAATGGTTTCGGCAAACCGATTACAGATTGGCAGCAAACTATAATCAACACCATACCGCACTTGAAACCGATGCCAAAGAAGAAGCAGTCACCTACCGATGTAAAAACAACACTTAACTTTGGCAAACGATGAAGCAGCAACTACCCCCACAATCACCCGAAATAGAACAGGCCGTACTCGGTGCGATACTGACCAACAAACAGGCCATTGAGCAGATACTTGACATCATTACTGATGAGTCATTTTATAACGAAAGCAACGCGGCAATATTTAGAGCAGCCATGAACCTGTACAAAGATAACAGGGGCATTGACTTGTTTACCGTTATTGATGAACTAAAACGCATGAATAAGTTGGAGTACATAGGTGGCCGCGTGTATATTGTTGAATTGATGAACAAGGTATCATCATCAGTCAACATCGAATACCATGCCCGCATATTAGCCGAGCAGTATGTTAAGCGGTCAATGATAATGCTATCACTCGGCATTGCCAAGGAAAGCTACCAAGATAGTTCCGATGCCTTTAACGTGCTTGAAATGGGGCAGCAAATGCTTGACAAAGTTGAAAAGTTTGTGGCCGTTGGCAAGGTCAACACCATGCTTGACTTGTTTTATGAAAGCGAAAAGCGCAATGATACCATTATCAGCCGACACGGCATCAGCGGAATACCAACAGGTTTCCCGCCCATTGATAAAATTACAGGCGGTTGGCAATCGAGCGACTTCGTGATTTTGGCAGCAAGACCGGGCATGGGTAAAACATCATTGATGTTAAACTTCATCCGTAATGCAGCCGTAGAATTTAACGAACCTGTGGCCGCTTTCAGTTTAGAAATGTCGGCCATGCAGTTAACCCACAGGTTGCAATCGGCAGAAACAGGCATCGCACTTGAACGCTACATGCGCGTTGGATTGAGCCGTGATGAGGTGGAGTTTAACCACATTAAATGCCAAAAGTTAGCAAGCGCACCAATTTACATCGATGATACCGCAGGGTTGAGCATATTTGAGTTGAAAGTTAAACTGCGCAAATTGGTACGCGAGAAAGGAGTTAAGATGGCCGTGATTGATTACGTGCAGCTAATGACCGTTGGCAAAGGTGCTGATGTGCATAGCCGTGAGCAAGAAATCAGCTACATAAGCCGAAACCTTAAAGCCATAGCCAAGGACTTGAATATTCCTGTGATAGCACTATCGCAGTTGAGCCGCAAAGTTGAGGAGCGTGCCGATAAGATACCGCAACTATCCGACCTGCGCGAGTCGGGGTCATTGGAGCAAGATGCCGACCTTGTGATGTTTATTTACCGCCCCGAAGCATACTCGATTTATGAGGATGACAAAGGCAATAGCACCGTAGGCAAGGCAAGCGTAATGATATTGAAGCACAGAAACGGAAGCACGGATGATAACATTGTACTTGGTTTCAAGGGCGAGTTAACAAAATTTTACACGCTTGGCGAAAGTGAACAACCAAATAATGTATCTTTGCAACCATCGGATGAATTTTAAATGAACATCAAAGACCTCAACACCTACCTATTTGAAATCAAGCGCAGGGATAACCCAAACTTCCCAGAGCATGCATTGGTTCCTGTTAAGCATTCCGACAAAACTGCAAACGGTTTAGAGAAAGCCATTGTAGCATTTCTGCAAGCAGAGGGATGGCAAGCCGAACGCATTAAGAACACAGGCCGCTATGTAGATGAAAGCTACACATACGTGAACGTAATGGGGCAGACACGCAAGGCGGGAACGGGGAAATATATCAAAGGCACGGGAACGAATGGAAGCGCAGACCTATCGGCCACAATCAAAGGCCGCGCGGTCAAGGTGGAGGTTAAAATAGGCAAGGACCGACAATCCGAAGTGCAGAAGAAGTACCAAGCCGATATCGAACGCGCTGGTGGTGTGTACGTGATTGCCAAGGATTTCGAAACGTGGCATGGATGGTATGCTAAATTCATCGCAGGTTGATTTTATTTGCATCAGTCGATGATTTGTATTACCTTTGTCGCAAAATGCGTTTAAAAGCGAAATAAATGGCATACGGAAAGAAATCGGGTGGGGGTAGTCGCAAAGGCAGACCTAACCAAGCAACAATGAAAGCCAAAGAAATGATTAACACGGCCATCGATGGTCAGTTGTTACATTTTAATGACACGATGAACCAAATTAGAGAAGAAAACCCAACGGATTGGGCAAAGATAATGGTGTCAATGTTCAAATTTGTGATGCCTGTTAAGTCCGATGTAAGTGGGGAAGTAACATTGTCAACGATAAAGGTAGTGCGTGAGTGAAATCCAAATCAAGTTACGCAAACGACACGCAAATCAGCAACACATCATTGATACTGCCAAGCGTTTCAACGTGCTTAAATGCGGCCGTAGGTTCGGAAAGACATCGTTGGCAGAGGAGTTAATCATTGAACCTGCTTTGGATGGCTTCCCGGTAGCGTACTACGCACCAACATACAAGGACTTGGAAGAGTTTTGGAACATAATCAAGCACATTGTACACGATGTCATCAAGTCCAAGTCCGAGCAGTTGAAACAAATCCGATTAATAACCGATGGTGTTATTGATATGTGGTCAATGGATGACCCCGATAGCGGAAGAGGCCGAAAGTATAAGCGTGTAGTGATTGATGAGTGCGAGAAAGCGAGCCATTTACAAACCGCTTGGAACGGAACGATAAGGGCAACGCTAACGGATTTCAAGGGTGATGCGTGGTTTCTTTCGACACCGCAGTTTGGCAAGACCTATTTCAAAGAATTACACCAAAGAGCAACCGAGGACAAGTTCATACATGAGTGGCAGTCGTGGAAGTTCAGCACCTATGACAACCCATTCATCGACCCCGATGAGATTGAAAGCGCAAAACTAACAACCGACCCATTGTTTTTTCTGTGCGAGTACATGGCCGAGGATGTGAGCATTGGTTCAATGTTGTGGGCGTACGCTTACGAGCCGAGCAAACACTTGGCCGAGTTCGACCTCAACCCAGCGCGCGAAACGATACTATCGTTCGACTTCAACCGCAACCCGATGACCTGCTCTGTTGTTCAAACGGATAGGTTCAACTCGATTGATGTGTACGAAACCATCAAGATACCCAACTCCGACATTTACCAAATGTGCGAATACATCAAGACCGTGTACGGCAACCGTTTGTACATCGTAACAGGGGATGCATCGGGCAAGTCGGGAAGCGCAATGGTAGCCGATAACCTCAACTACTACAAGATAATTGCAACACAACTCAACTTGAATATGCGACAATTCCAGGTTCCGACTATCAACCCGAAGATAGCCGAGAATAGAGTGCTTGTCAATTCGTTATTGAGCCGTGGCAATGTGCGACTTCATAAACACAAGACCAAAGCACTTCAATTCGATTTAGAAAACGTATCGGTGTTGGCTGATGGCACATTGAAGAAGCAAGACCGCAACGACCCTGCACAACAGGCCGATGCGCTCGACACGTTTCGGTATGCTTGCAACGTATTTTTAAACAATTTTATTACAACATAAAGAAATATTACTACATTTGCAAAGATGTATTCCGTAATCATTCCGACACTATGGCGCAGCACACGAACGCTGCGATTGATTAGCGACCTCGTTCAATGCAGTCGCGTTGGCGAAGTCATCATCATTGACAACAACAACGGTCAAATAGCCGAGGGAGGTAAAGTTAAAATCATTTCAAATGGGCAAAACAATTACGTTAATCCGAGTTGGAATATGGGAGTATACGCTGCTACCTATCCATTTATCGCGCTTTGCAACGATGATATCAATTTCAATGCCAGCAAGATGTTTGAATTAGAACCCGATTACGGTGATATATTCGGCATTGGGTCGGCTTGTTACGAAACTGAAATCGAATTGGACTACCCATCGGTTTCGCACACGCATTCACGCGGTCACGGATGGGGATGTTTGATGCTGATGCGCAATGAGGACTACCCACCAATCCCGAATGAGTTAAGGGTATCTTACGGTGATGATTGGTTGTTCAAGAAACTACCGAACCGCTACAACATCAACGGCATAAGAGTAAACACCGAAATGAGTACAACATCACGCGAGGCAGAGTTCATAGCCATTGCGGAACAAGATAGCAAAATATGGCACACGCTGAACAAATAGAATGGTGCGAGTTGGTTAAGGTCGCACATCCCGAATATTTCCACGGTGTTACCGTGTTGGATGTCGGCTCACTTGATATCAACGGCAACAACCGCTACTTATTTGAGCAATGCGACTACACAGGCATCGACATAGGCAAGGGTGCAAATGTTGATGAGGTGTGCAGCGGTCACGAATATAAGACCAAAACAAAGTTCGATGTTGTGATTTCAACCGAGTGCTTCGAACACGATAGCCACTACGGTGACACATTGCGAAACATTTGCAACAAGCTACTGAAGAAAGGCGGTTTGTTTATATTCACTTGCGCAACCGAGGGCAGACCCGAACACGGCACGAAGCGCACATCACCTAAAGATAGTCCATTCACCACCGATTATTACAAGAACCTAACCGAAGCCGATATACGTGCGGAGGTTGACATTGATAAGATATTTACTCAATACAAGTTCAAGGCACGCACCACGTTCCCACAAGACCTGTATTTTTATGGCATCAAAAAATGATTTGCTCAACACACTATACTCAATCAGTAAGCGGTTGCGTAAGCGACCTAAACTTTTCAATACCTGGCATCACCTCGGCAGATGATTGGCACGTTAAGTTCACGTTTCAATCGGGCGCATCTGTGCAGCAACCTATAATATTTAATGGGTACACAAACGAGTTCACCATAAGCAATGATAATTATTGGCACATTGGCACAGGCGAAATAGTGTTTGAGTTCTACAACGATGCAACTAACTGCACACCGTTTGAGTTCACTCATTGTGATGCTACCTACAACGGCATCAACATCAATTTCACAAACATTCAAACCGAAACCGACTATGTCAGTATTCCCTGCACTTGCGCTGAATAGCTTGATTATTATGGGCATTCACGTGCTTACACGACACGGTATGCTCCTACAACCATTCGTTAACGATGATTGGAACGAGTATATACGCAAACCATTGTACGACTGCCCACCGTGTATGTCATCGGTGTGGGGTGTATTGGGTTGGCTTTACTTTGCACCCGACTTCAATGTTATTCTTTATTTACTTGCGTTGTGCGGTCTTAACGGCTTGCTATCTGCGATATTTTACTTGACATGGGAACACACGAGCGAGTAATTACCGAAGCAGGTTGGCAATTCAAGCGCGAGAGTTGCGGATGTGGTGGGGCAGAAAAAAAGCGTACCTACATCAAGGGCAGCGACCAACTTATTTACTATACACGAACAAAAAAAATAACCGTAAACAATGTTGTTAAAACTATTCAAGAAATCGAAGCCAACCTATAAAGCCGACTACCCATTGGAGTACGCGTTCACCTGCAATGGTGTTGAATACTTTGAGTTCGTTGACAAGAACAATCTACCTTACGAGCGTGGGTTGGAAGCGTTAACGTTCTACCAAGAAATGCAAAATGGTGTCACAAACGACTACTTAAAGGCATACAATGCGAAGATGAACCAACTATTGTCCGACCCACGAAAGATTAACTTGAATGAGATTATCAAGTTGCAGGCACGCTTTGAGGAGCGTTGCAATTATATCGTAAGCAAAGACATCATTTACAAGGTCGCATCGGTAGCATTTGTGG